AGCCTGTACTCGTCGATGTCCTTCTGCGTGGCATAAATGCGGTTAGCCACCTTGTTGCAGAGACGAGGAAGGTCCAGAGTGACGGTATCACCAACGAGGAAACCAACGAATGTCCCGGAGATGCCGCGATCAATCTTGAGTTCAGGAAGCTTCCTGATCTCTCGTATATTGAGCGCTACTAGGAGGCCATCGTCGCCTTTGGCGGCGAAGACAAAAGGGCCCGAAAAGTCGTAACTGGAGCCCACGCGAGCCATGGCATCGAGGGTGTTGTGGAAGTATGTGATGCAGACGCCGCTCTGGAACGCAGTCAGATTGTCGAGGCGGTAATCGTAACCGCGGGCTTGCCAGTTCTTGAGAGCTGCGAAGATGGGCTTGTAGACGCTCTCCGGGACGCCGAAGAGCTCGTAGACTCGCCTGATGTAATCATGTGTGGCGTCGGTCTTGGTAGTGTCCTGCTCGCTGATATCAACGCACATTATCTCGCAGTTCTTAGGCATAGCGCGCATCATGCGATCAAAATTGCGCTTGAAGCGGTCGGGCGACATGCCATTGGGCAGAATAACGCCACGTTTGAGCGCACTAATGAGCTTCTGCTCGACAGCGCGGTTCCAAGCGGCGAAGATGTGATTGAGCGTCTTAGGTTGGGCCGAGATACCTTGGCCGGCCTTGGGATCGAAGCCCTTGTGACTGAGAGTGCCCTGCATCCAGAAATCTTCTTTAAGACCGGCCTTCTCCTGGCTCTTGTTAAAGCAACTGATGTTGGATGTAGAGAACTTGGTCTCGCCATAGAGTCCCTCTTCCTGGCGTTTAGGATTCTTCTTCTTGACGATGTTAGCGGCCATTTCGGCCTCGGCTAGGAGCAAATCCTCAGAAGTAATGCGCTGGATTTTCTTTTTGTCGATGAACTTCATGAAACCATTGTAAAGCCTGTCAGATTCCTGCTGGAACTGCTCTGGAGTCAATTTAGGCTTGGGCTTGGTGTATCTACCAAGGACAGTCTGGACGCAGTGATCCAAGTCGCGATTTGATTGGGTGCGACTACGGCAACGGCTTAGCGGTATCACTTTGACGCCTGAAGTCGCTTCAGGATTGAGAATGGGGCGGTTGCTATTCCTGATCCGGAGAGTCTTATCCCTGTTGTCGCCCAAGTGCTGGTAGCCGGTTTCACGGCGGAACTCGTAAGGTTCGGAACTGCTGGGTGCAATCTTCTGAAGGATGTCTTCGACCAAGGCCGTAGCCCCGCAATGATTGCCGAGGGGAATAGCGACGTCAACAACATCGATGTCGCCCGGGGCGAGAGAGTCAGGCAGATCAGTTAGAGGGGCCTCAACAGCGAAGAGCTGGAAACCACCGCTGACAGCTTTATTGACTTGACAACTCTCAGGGACGCTGAACTTTGTGGTGCTGTGCTGCCACTGGGGACGCAGAAGGAGGGCATCCTCGACATCTTGACTGATAATAGGATCAACCTGTTTGATCTCCGTGGTTGTAGCAGAGGCGTAGGCGCCGGTGTCATAAGTAGCTGAGTAGAACGCCCTGTAACCAGATTGGGTGGCAAAGGCGTCCCGGCTGCCAACGCT